CACATCATAGTATCGGCGGTCTGGACGGCATAGCCGTGGACGGCGTGCTTGTGGAGCATAAGACCACCGGGTCTGAGATAACTGAGCAGTATGAATACGACCTGCAGTGGGACGAACAGCTGCTCATGTATATGCTGGTAACGGGTCAGCGGAAATGCTATTATACAGTATGCCGCAAGCCAACGATCAGGCAGAAAAAGAACGAATCAGAAGAAGAGTTCTTTTGGCGCATGGTCGCATGGTATGATGAGGACACAGATTCAAAGATTCGGCTGTTTTTGGTGGAGCGTACTGATGAAGAGATAGCGCAGTTTAAGAGCGATCTTGCTGCTATCCTTGTAGAAATGACGTTCTGCAAGAATTTTTATAAAAACACGCTTCATTGTTTCAGATGGGGCAGGCGGTGTGAGTATGCTGAGATTTGTCAGCATTACGATCCGAATCAGGATTATATCAATTTTAAAAAAGGAGGTAGGATAAATGAGGGAAATGCAGACACTGGATCAGATCAACTCTTCTAATGACCAATATACGGCGCTTTTATATTGCCCGCCGGGGGTCGGCAAGAGTACAGCTATCGGTCTGATTGCTGAAGCCAGCGAAGGAAAGACGCTTGTGCTTGATGTCGACCGGACAATCGGAAAGACACTTGCAAAGCATGAGGTAGTTAAGGACACGAGCCGAGTGCTTATCTGGCAGGTGGATAATATTGACACATTTGCCGACTGGACAGCCTGTATGAAGGAGCTGGTGGAGATGAGGGACAGCGGAAAGCTTAAGGAGATGGGGATCACCACGATTGCGGTGGATAACATCTCAGAGCTTGAGCGCTGCATCCTCAGCAATCTCGGCATGCAGGGAAAGAATAAGGGCGTTCCGGCGCAGGCGGACTATCAGTACATGCAGTTTAAACTGGTTAATTCGCTGAGGCTCATGAAATCTCTTGGAGTGAATATTGTGTGGACGGCTTGGCAGGATGTACGCAATATTACAAACATGGACGGCACACAGTATTCGCAGTTGATTCCAAAAGTATCACTGAAAATCGTGGATAATATTTGCGGGCTGTGTGATGTGGTCGGCAAGATCGTTATCAATAAGGAGGGCAGGCACGGTGTCCTGCTTGAAGCCACAGCGACAACCTATGCGAAGAACCAGATCGATTCCCGCAAGGGTTGCAAGGTCGAGGATTTCTGTAAATTCGAAACAAAAAATGAGGAGGAAGATATATGATCTATAGAGTTATTCTGAAAATCGGCTATTACGAAAGACATTTTGAGTTTACGGATGCTGACAAGGCGGTTAATTTCGGCAGGACAGCACTCACGGCATCGGTTCCGGGCGGTGATAACTCGGAGAAGCCGGTGAAGATCACAATGGAGATCGTGGATAAAGAGCGGGAGGAGCAGGAAGATGAGTAAAGGATTGAAAACTTGTGATATTTGCGGGCGTGATTTCGCGTTGATCAAGGAAGCGCATTATGTTGCCAGAGCCATTGTGCGCAACGGTGGCATCACAGCGGCTTTGACAGGTCAGGATGAGGCGGAAATGTACGATGCTTTCGATTGCCCGCATTGCGGCTGCCAGAACATCGTGCAGGTGTGCAAGATTGCAGTAGGAGAAGCTGAAGCGTCAGATCCGTTTGAAGTTGATGGGTATGTCGAGCATGATGGCTGTGAAGGTTGCGAGTGCGAGTATCATGATGCAGACGATGAGCCGTGTGCTGATTGCAAGGGCACACATAAAGACTATTATAAAAAACGCAAGGAGGACTAAGCTATGGCATGGAGTTATAATCGCGAGGAGTCAAGTTTTAAGCCTATCCCGGAGGGAAGGCACAGAATCCGCATCAATTCCGTTGAGAAGGTCACGGCTAAGACCGGCAGGGAAATGCTTGCATTCAAGTTTGATGTTTCCGGATATTCATCTATGATCTTTCACAACATCGTGTTCATGGAGGATCGACCGCAGCTGACGAACCGACTTCTCACGCAGTTTTTCGATGCATTCCCCGGCATTCCTGACGGTGATTTCAACGTGAATAACTGGATAGGCAAGGTGGGCGCAGCTCAGGTGAAACATGAAGAGTACAACGGCGATACAAATGCAAGGATTCATTATTTCCTTAAGCCGGACAAGGCGGAAAGCCTGCCGCCGTGGATTGAGCCACAGAGAGAAACAGAAGGATCGGCGCGTCCGATTGAAACGGATGCTGACGGCTTCATGAAGGTAGAGGACGGTGACCTTCCTGATGGCTTATTCTAATAAAGAAATAGGCACTGCGTTTGAGCGCAAGTTCTGCAGCTGGCTTGCAGGTCGTGGTTATTGGGTGCATTTTCTTGCACCTGATAGCCGGGGCGCACAGCCGTTTGACGTGATTGCCGCGAAAGACGGACAGACTATGGTCGTGGACTGCAAAACAAGTTCACGACCTATTTTTTCAATCGACAGGCTGGAAGAGAATCAGCGGTTTGCTTTTGAGAAGTGGATGGCTTGTGGGAACTCGGTGCCGTTTGTTTCAATTCTATATAAAGATAATCTTTATATTATTAATTATCGTTATTTGCGTGATAAAGAAAAAATTGACTTGCGGACTGCAAGAAGGAGTGAAGGATGGGATACAGTTGCAAATTGAACGGCGTTGCAGAATGCAGCGGTTGTGGTTCTTGCGAAGAAGAGCCGGTAATGTATGACGAGTTTGACGATACACCGATTTATTCCGGTGAAAATTATTATAATTTCGATGGTTTTGTAGTGGCAGAAAGCAATCTGGAAAAATGGGCGAAAGGATACGAGGAAATTGCTGATTGAGGTATCGAATAAATTATATATAAGGAATCCGACACAGGAAGTTCGGGATTACTGCAAAAATAATCTTGTGGTATTTAATCCGGACTATGCAAAAAAAGAACGCATGGGGTTATGGCTAGGCAACACTCCGAAGACATTCTCTCTGTTTGAACAGTGGGGGGATGATCTTGTGTTGCCGTTTGGCTGCTTGTGGACGCTTCACGATATGCAGGAGGCGCGTTTTAAGTCTCATATTGGCGCTTTAAGGCGTTTTGATTATAAGGCTGATATTTCCCTTTATGAGTACCAGAAAAGCGCTGTAGAAGCCGCGTATGGGCGTAAGAACGGCATTGTAGTGATGCCGTGTGGGAGTGGCAAGACGCAGACCGGGCTTGCGCTCATTTCAAAGATAGGCGGCAGGGCTTTATGGCTTACCCACACGCAGGATTTGCTTAATCAATCGATGAATCGGGCAAAGACACTATATGGTTGCAGGAATGGTTATGGAACGATCACCGGCGGAAAAGTAAATATAGGTGACGGCATTACATTTGCCACAGTGCAGACAATGGCAAAGCTGGATTTACAGCAGTACAAGGATGTGTGGGATGTGATCGTGGTTGACGAGTGCCATAAGGCGGTTGGAAGCCCAACGCGCATGATGCAGTTTTATACGGTTCTCAGCAATTTATGTGCCAGATACAAATATGGGCTTACGGCTACACCGAAGCGTGCGGATGGTTTGGAGCGATCCATGTTTGCTTTGCTTGGGGACACTATTTATGAGGTAACGCGTGAAACGGTGGCAGATACAACGTGTCCGATTGTGGTCAGGTGTGTTGAGACCGGGTATTATCCAAATCTTGATGTTGTGCTGCTTGGGGATGGAACGATCAATTATGCCAGCCTTGTGGAAGACCTGACTGAGAATGCAGAGAGATTAAAAAAAGTTAAAAAAATGCTTGACAGTATCCCTAGTGGAGAGCCTATAATGGTGTTGGGCAGCAGGGTAGACTATCTTAAGCGGTTATGTGACGCATATTCCGGCAGGGGTGTCTGTTTATCCGGTATGGGCGCAAGTAAAGCGGCGAAGGCTGAACGTAAACAGGCGCTTATGGATTTGAATTCCGGCAAGATTGACTGTTTGTTTGCTACCTATAAATTAGCAAAGGAGGGATTGGATGTACCGAATTTAAAATATCTTGTTTTAGCCACACCGGAGAAGGATGAGACAACAGTCATACAGAGTGTTGGCAGAGTGGGGCGGAAAGCTCCGGGAAAGCTGCACGGCACAGTTATCGATCTTGTCGATTCCGGGTTTGGCATGTATAAAGGATGGGCTAAGAAACGCATAGGATTTTACAAGAAGATAGGAGCGGAGGTGGAGTTATGATCTTGAACGATATTTTAAAAGCGATTTTGATGATTCTGTTTGCGGCGTTTTCTTTTGGCGGCGTGTCTGCGAGAAATAAGATTCGCAGCGAGAGGCTTTTGATCATGGCGGTCGTTTGCCTGATTGCGCTGTGTGTGCTTGTTATTTTTGAATAAGGAGGTATGTTATGGATAGAAACGAATATCTGCATAAAGTTCTGGATGTAATATTGCATATAAACGAAGGTGCGGTAACAAGGAAGGGAGAGGGGCATCCGACAGCGTTTTTTAATTTTTCCGGTCATACGGCGATGTTAAGCATTCAGGTAAATAAAAATGGATGGTCTAATAAACGACCTTCTGCAGAATTTGATAAATATATTTTTATGGATTATTGCTCTGATGAAGAACTCAGTGATTTTTTGAAAGAGATTCAGGCGCTTGCATTTTCTCTTAAGTTTCAGAGAAGGAAGGAGGCATAAATATGGCGGGAAAAAGCTGCACGACATGTGTGAATTATTCAGCTGTTTGTAAGCGTTGCGTGGAGAGTGGTATGTTCAGTGAATTTCAGGAGATCAGCAATGAGCCGGTGATTCTGGACAGCGGAAATCGAAAGGAGTTTGAGACCGGGGCAGTCCGGGACATGGCAGCAGGCAAGGGGCGATGCGATCTGATGCCGCTGGCAGTAGTAAATGAACTAATAAAAGCTGAACATCCGATTGTGAACGATTTTTTACTTCGTCTATATGCATATCAGAAAACTCATGAATGGACGTTTTTGCAGTGTGCGATTGAATGTTTTTGCGATATGCGGGGATGGGATATCTGCGATGCCATGATTGAAGTCTCCAAGCATTTTGAAGCAGGAGCCAAAAAATACGGCGAGAGGAATTGGGAGAAGGGACTTCCTGAATACTGTTATATGAGCAGCGCCATCAGGCATTATCTGAAATGGCTTAAGGGCATGACGGACGAGCCGCATGATCGTGCGGTTGTTTGGAATTTGATGTGCCTTTGGTGGACACATGAAAATATCGAGGATGGTGAATAATGGCATTGTTTTTAATCGTTATTATGGTTGTCGAGCTGATTTTATCAATCGACATTGAGCGCAGATATGCAGAGCAGAAAAGACTGATAAATTCAGATATTCGTGAAATGGATTTGTTAATAAATGATTGCCGAGTGCGGCTTGATGCAGTTGAAGTGCTTTCTGACAGCGTGCGGAAGCTCAACGGGGTTGTAAAGAATCTCGAGCAGAAGCAGCCGAATGTTGATCCAAAAAACCGCATGAATACCCGGGCTTTTATAGCCGGGTGGGATGCAGACGAACCGGAGCCAATACAGCAACATATTTCGAAAGAAGAATTGATGCAACAACTGATTAAGGCAAATTTAAATTGCCATAGGATTGAGCCGTTGCCGCAGCAATGTATATATCCGTGGCAGCCGTGGCAGTCAGGTCAGTTTCAGTCAGGCGCTGTGTTGCCTTTGTGGTATATCAACAGGAGATTGGAGGATATGTAAATGGGAATATATATCAAGGGTATGAGAATACCAGAAAATTGCATAAAATGCCCGATGCAGTTCGGTGGAATGTGCTACGTCATGCTTGCTGATGTAGACGAAAGTAGAGTTGCGCCAACAGTAGAGGAAGCATGGAAGCAAGGAAAGCCAGATTGGTGTCCACTTGTTGAAATCCCAGAACCGTATGGGAGACTGATTGACGATAATGCAATGTATCTAGCGCTGGCTATTATTATGGCTGGTGCGCTGACAGGTGGTGATTGATGTGGACGGAAGGGAGCGAGAAGCATGATGATTGAACTCAAGTCGTGTCCTTTTTGTGGCGGAAAGGCGAAAATATACGATAATGCTTATCATGTTTTTGTGAACACCTATGTACAGATTAGATGTACAAAATGCGGTGTGAGAACTATGCAATATCGTGGGGAAGACTGGGATGACACGCACATGTTGGCAATTAACGCATGGAACAGAAGGGACGGTGGAAACAATGACGATTGCACAGAAAAAGAAAATAGATGCTTTTGAGTATTGGGTAAAAACCAACACAGAAGACGGAGTTAGTACCATTCCGAAATCGATATGTGACAACATAATTGCAATTCTGAGAGAGAAGGGCGGTGAGAACCATGACG